GTCTCACTGCATTTTTCTTTCGCTGCGAAACCTCGTTTCGCTCCCCCTATTTTTGAAAAAATCAAGACATATTTTTACTAAAAGAGAGGGGGGAGGGGGCTAATTTCATTCTCTACAATATTAAAAATAATATACTTTTTTCTCTACCCTAACTCGTTATTTAATATAACCAAAAAAAACAACCATTTCCACCAAAACCAATCACTATAGTATACCCCCCTTATTTATAAAAATAAAAAAAACAATAAAATATCCTTTCTTCATTTCAAACTAAAAAAATCCCAAGGCCACTAAAATTTCAGACCTTTTTTAATATATCATTTATAATATAACCATAAGTGAGTGAAAAATTAGAATGCACCGATTGCACCGAAATGAAGCTACCATCAGAGTTCTTCAATTCCAAAGCAAAGAGAAAAAGAAATAGATGCATTTCTTGTCACTACACGGGGCCAAATTCTAAAGTTTTATTTTTGAAGTCTTTATTAGCGCATGCTCGACGAAGAGCGAGCAAAAAAGGCTTAGAGTATTCAATAACATTAAATGATTTAATACAGCTAGCGCCCGAATGCTGTCCAGTCAATAATAATAAATTAGTATATATCCACAAAAAATTTAATCCCGATTTTTATAATACAGCTTCAATAGACAGAATAGACTCTCAAAAAGGCTACATAAAAGAAAACATTAGAATCATTTCTTTGCAAGCTAATATCTTAAAAAACTCTTGCAAATTTGAGGACTTAATACAACTCCAAAATTATTTCATTCATTCTAGCCCCCCAGATATACAAAATATATACAAACAATTACTAATTAGTAACTTGAACTTTGTTATAAATGTTTTTTAGTTTAGTAGTTAAGTCTATATCTGCAATAGGGGGTATTTGAATAGTTTTAGTTTCATTGTCACTTTTGACATGAATAGTGACATCATTATAATTATTCTTCAGGCAAATTAGAGATCCCAAGCTAATTAAGCAATCGTCGCATATTTTAATTTTGCTATGATCTGCAAGGCTTAACAAGAAGTATACTATCTTCTTCATCTTAAAAAATAATAAATATCCTTCTTTGTCGTAGTCTATACCACAACATTTACATCTTGTTATCTTCGAACAAGTTGAAGGATTTATGATCTGAACTTTTAATTCAATTTTCACAAATATAATTACATTTATTATTATAAAAACTGTAATATAAATTAACATGGGTAAAAAAGATAATTCCGAAAGAATACAACAAAGGGATAAAGTTAAAGATTCTTTTGAAATAAGGAAATTAAAATGGACTCCCAAACAAGAACAAATAATACAAACAGCCTTAAATAAAGAAACTAATATTATTATTCTGGATGGTCTTCCCGGTACAGCAAAGACTTTATTGAGTGTTTATTGCTCTTTGGAATTAATGAAAGCTCAAAAGATATCTGATATTGTATATATTAGATCATTAGTACAAAGTTCAGATGGTCAAACAGGTTTCTTGACTGGAGATTTGGAACAAAAAACTTATTATTACAATGTGCCCCTTTTTGATAAATTAGGTGAGCTATTGAATAAATCTACAATAGATAGCTTAAATAAACAAGAACGCATTAAAGCATTTCCAGTATCTTTACTGCGCGGATATACCTTTAATGTTAACTCTATTATATTAGATGAGGGTCAAAACATGGTATTTGATTCATTAGTAACGACAGCAACAAGATTAGGCAAATTTAGTAAGCTATTTGTTTGCGGCGATTCATTGATGCAGAATGACTTAGGTAAAAAGTCAGGATTTAATGAGTTCTGTAGGATATTTGATGATCAAGAGAGCAGAGACAATGGCATCTTTTACTTCAAATTGGGGGTAGAAGATATTATGAGAAGCGGAATTACTCAATATATTGTACAAAAAATAGCCAAATATAAGAATATAAGTTGTTAATATGCCCAAAGCAATAACCAGCAAAGTTGTTATTAAGAAACCAAAAGTCTATCATAAAGACTTATCTAAAGACAAGGTAGTTGGTTTTGCTTATCAAGGTCATGAACACTATATAGAAATAGACCCTAAACAAACAGATAAAGAATATTTCTTAACTTATTTGCATGAATTATTTCATTTATTACTTCCTGACTTGTCTGAAAAACAGATAATAAAATTAGAAAAAACATTTGGTCTTTGCTTATGGTCAGGAGTTAAAAGGTTAAGAAAAAAATGGAAAGATCAAACAATAATGATTGAATAGTGTATATACACTTATTTAATACTATTGTTTTTCTTAAGTTTTAAATATAATAACAATAACTGTTTATGTTAAAAACATACTGTTCACGATGTGGAAGCCCAAGTTCATATATTGAAGCAAAACCAAAATTTTGTTCAAATTGTGGCACGCCCTTCTACACAACTCTCATAAAAGAGAAAACAAAAAATCTAAAATCTAATAAATCACAAGTCACTCAAAATATTGAGGATGATGATTCTGAAGATGACGATAGTGAACAGGAAGCTACTCCTATTCCTGATATTAAAGGTTTAGAAGTAGATATTTCATTTGAAAAACCTCGCAAAGATACTTTGGGTAGTATCGCTAGCACAGTGCCAGATCAATATAGCTACATGGGAGAAAGAATGGATGGCAAAATATCTAGCAAAGAAATATTAAAGCAAATAAAGAAAGAGTCCAGTACATTAAGACCAAAATAAAATGTCTAAAAAATCCAATGAAAACTCTTTCGAAAAAAACATTGACGTAATAAATGAGGAAATTCGCAAAAGAAAAAACAAATGGAACCTTGTTGCTTTAAGTTGGATAGATTTTGAGGATGTTGAGCAAATTTTAAGAATTCATATTCATAAAAAATGGTCTTTGTATGACCCCCAAAAGCCTTTGGCTCCTTGGTTAAATATTATAATTTCTAATCAAATCAAAAATATAATCAGAAACAATTATGGTAATTACGCAAGACCTTGTTTGAAATGCGCGGCAGCAGATTGGGATGATTCTTGTACTATCTATGGTGAGCAATGCAATAAGTGCCCACTATATGCTTATTGGGAGGGTAGTAAAAAAGATGCGTACAATACAAAAGTTACTCTTCCTCTTGAAAATCATGTAAAAGAGTTGCACGAAATTCAAAACGATAACTTTGATTTAATGCGAAGCACTAAAAGTTTAAGCATAGCTTTGAAAAAAGTATTAAAGCCTGCCGAATGGGTAGTCTATGAAATGCTATGCTTAGAAAATAAAAAAGAAAGTGAAGTAGCAAAAGTTTTAGGATTTAAAACATCAGAGAAAAATAGATCGCCCGGTTATAAGCAAATTAAAAATATTAAAAAATCCATTATCATAAAAGCAAAGCGTTGCTTAATAAATGGGGAGGTAGAATTTTATGGAGGAGAATAAAGCTCAAGAAGATTTAAATGAAGAACAAAAACTGGCAATATTAAATGAATGGAACAATAGGCCAGACAATCCACCCGCTTTATTGGAATTAGTTAGAGTAGCGTTTCCAGATGTTGAAGGAGCAGATGGTAGGAGTTGGCATGGCAAAGCTGTCAAAAAGTTTTTAGCGACCCGGCAAATTAAAGCACGGGCCTCTTATGAGTATCTTCCCAAAGATAAAATAGAGCTCAATCAAGAGCAAAGAGAGTTCATCGCCAACAACGCGAACACAATGGGCGCTCTTGAAATGGCAAAAGTTTTATTCAAGAATGATTCTCTTACAAGTTTGAATCAAGAAACAAGAGCAGTTATTGATTTTTTAAAGACTCTTGACCCTAAAGTCATAACAAGTAGAGAAGAGAGCTTGGCAGACTCAGAATATATGCCCCCTAAGACATTTGAGAAAATGTTATTTAGGATAAATAAATATGTTCATGAAGGAATAGATAGAGAAAAAATAACTTCACGGCAGAAAACAGCAATAAATGCATTAATTGGTTACATGCATACTTATCGTTTTTTGCACCAAATAAATAGTTACTCTTCTAATATTGATAGAGAGTTATTTGAGAGTTCTTTTGTGCGCTATACTTATGATAAGCCAGATCTTACTCAAGAAGAAGTAGATCAATATATTGTTTTAGCAACAGAAGTTGTCATCTCCGCCAACATTCAAGAAACAATTCAAACTCTACAAAATCAAATTGATGCTGAAGTAGATAGTGGTGGCAAAATTCCAATGGCTCTCATTGAAGCAATCAGTGGAGCTAGAGATGAGTACAATCAATCGACTATTCGACAACAGAAACTTGTCAATGACTTGAAAGTCAAAAGAAGTGATAGACTTAGCAAACAAATAAAAGAAAATGCCAGTATTTTAAATTTAGTACAAATGTGGAAAGAAGAAGATTCTCGCGCTCAATTAATCAAATTAGCAGAAAGAAGAAAAAATCTTGTTAAAAATGAAATAGAAAGACTCTCATCCATGGAAGAAGTGAAATGTAGAATACTAGGAATATCAGAAGACGAGGTGTTGAATGGCTGAAAAATGCAAAATATGCGAATTGGTATTTGATACTGATTCTCAAATGAATCATCATTTAAAAAGCCACAAAATTAGAGTAATAGAATACTATCAAAAGTATTTTCCTCGCTACGATCTGCATGATGGTGCCATTATTAAATTTAAAAATAAAGAGCAATATTTTAACTCTGATTTTAATAGTAAGAATAATTTTAAAGGCTGGTTGAAAAGCCAGACAAGGGAAGAGCAACAAAAATATTGCGTGGATTTATTACTGAAACGTAAAAAAAAGAAGAACTTAATCTACACTTTAACCCAAGTAGAATTAAGAAGTATACTAAGTCCGAGCATCATTTATCTTCAAGAATTATTTAGTGACTATTATAAAAAGTCGGAACAACTTGGTTTTAAAAACAAACATATTTATCCTGAAAATTTAAAACACGATAAAATACCCAATTCAGAAACAGCCACTATTTATATTGATACAAGAGAAAGGAAGCCTTTTATTTTTAATATGGCTTCTGAAGTTAGAACTTTAAAATTTGGAGACTATGGATTTAGTCACCCAAGCTATGATGGTAAACTCTACTTTGAAAGAAAGTCTATCCCTGATTTTATAGGAACTTTAAGCATAGGATACGAAAGATTCGGCAGAGAAATAGAAAAAGCAGGTCAAGCTAAATCTAATCTTGTTATAATTGTAGAAGAAAAGATGTCAAACGCATTAGCTTTTAATTATTTACCTCATGTTTATAAAAAAGCTACTAAAATGAATCCAGATTTCATCTTCCATAATGTCAGAGAGTTAATTCAAAAGTATCCATACATACAATTTCTATTTGTTGATGGCAGAAAAGAATCAGTTAGAGTTATAGAAAAAATATTTACTTCTCAAGAAAACTATTTCAAATATGATTTGCAGTTGTGTTATGATCTAAAATTATTATAATATGTGGTATTCTCCTGAAAAGTATAATTCAATTATTCCTAATTTAAATCAAGATTATTATCATTTAAAAGGTACTCTTGATGATAAAAAAGCAAAAATAACTTTAGCAAAATTCCTTCGAGCAAATATTGGAATTACAACAGAGTTAATCTCAGGCATTAAACTTTGGCCTTATCAAGAAATAGCTATCAAAGGAATGCTAAACCGCAATTTTAGCATGAACGTATGGGGTCGTGGCGCATCCAAATCTTTTTCTGCTGCGGTTTTTTGTTTTTTGCAATGCATTTTTGAGCCAAAAAGTAAAATACTAATTGCTGGTCCGACATTTAGAACAGCAAGAAACATCTTCAATAATTTAGAAAAAATAGTAGAAGCTAAAGGCGCTGAATTATTAATGCAAGCTTTTGGTGCTAAGAGCAAGAGAAATGATGAGTTTGATTGGGTTATTAATGAAGGATCAATTAAAGCTATTCCTTTGAACGGAGAAAAGATCCGTGGTTTTCGCGCTAATGTATTAGTCTTGGATGAGTTTCTATTGCTTCCAGAAGATATCATTAAAAATGTTTTGATGCCATTCTTGATTGTGCCTCAAGATATTAAAGAGCGTATTCAAATTCGCGAGCAAGAAGATGAATTAATTCGTCAAGGAGCAATGACAGATGCAGATAGAATAGTATTCAAGAATACCTCCAAGATGATAGCATTGTCTTCTGCTTCTTATACATTTGAAAATTTATATAAAACCTATAAAGAATGGTGTGATCAAATTTATTCTAATGAATTGGGGAGCGCCACTTATTTCGTTTCACAGTTAAGCTACGAATCTTTACCGCCAGAGATGATAGATTCTTCCATTACTGAAGAAGCTCAGAATGGAGGCTCTTCTCATGCTTCATTCTTAAGAGAGTATTGTGCTCAATTTACTGATGGAAGTGACTCTTATTTTAGTATGAAAAAAATGGAAGAATGCACTCTTAAATTTGATGAAACTCCTCATACTGTTATTAAAGGTCAAGCTGGTAAAGAATATATTTTAGCAATTGACCCTAACATGAGCGATAGTCCAAATGCAGACTTTTTTGCTATGGCAGTTCTTGAAATAGATAGAGAAAATAAAAATGATGTATTAGTTCATTCTTATGCAGGCTTAGGAAATTTAAGCACTCATGTCAAGTATTTAAATTACATACTTACAAGTTTTAATATTGTATTTATTATTTGTGATAATGCAGGGGCAGATATCTTTTTTAATACTTATAATGATTCTGATTTTGTAAATTCAGAAAGTGATAAAATCAAATTTGTCGATTTTAATTCTGATTTGGAAAATGTAGATTACAGCAAGATGCTCCAAAAAGTACGCAACCAGTACAACCTTGAAAATAAACAAATTGCCATGAGTCAAGTATTTACCAGTACTTTCATTAGAAGAGGCAATGAAAATTTACAAGCATCTATTGATTATAAGAAAATATGGTTCGCTTCAAAAACTGCTGCCAATGAAAAATTCTTTAACGAAGAAATAAATAAAAAAATACCAGAGGGTTTAATTTTTATAGATAATTGTAAGGATTGGAATAAATTAGATCTTATCGAACAACAAGATATGCTCATTTATAATACTAAAAAACAATGCTCTCTTGTTGAATTCACTACAACTAGTAGAGGTAGTGTTAATTTTGATTTACCACAGCACTTGCGAAGATCCAATTCCCCAAATAGAGCAAGAAAAGATAATTATACAACTTTAATGTTAGCTAAATGGGCATCAAAATGCTATAATGATTTAATGACTATAGAAAATAAACCTATTCCAACCGGTTTTACTCCGTTCATGATATAATTAGTGTAATAAAATATTAGGCTTATGGCAAAGGCAAAAAAAGAAAATAAAGAGCAACCATCTTTTGCTCCTATGATGGTAGAAGGTTCTATACCTGCCCGTGGTATTGGAGATACGGTTGAAAAAACCAGAAGTAGAAGAAACGCTGCTTCAACAATTGAAAGAACCGATAGATTCCGAAATATTGACGACGGAATGGTTCCATTCAATTATGCTACTGGTTATAATTATAATAAATCTAATATCGATGTTAGAGACACTGTAATTCTTTGCCAAAAAGCTTATTATAATTTTGGATTATTTAGAAATACTATTGATTTGATGACGGAGCTTTCTTGTGGTTCTATTCATTTTAAAGGTGGCAATAAAAGCTCAAGAGATTTTTTTCAGGCTTTATTTAATAAAATAAATATTACAGCCTTACAAGATAAATTTTTTAGAGAATATTATCGATCAGGAAATGTATTCGTTTATAGATACGATACAGTTATAAAAGAAGAAGACATTTCCAAAATAAGTCAAGTATTCGGATCTCAAGCTTTAGCTGCAAGAGTTTCATTGCCATCAAGATATATTATTATTAATCCTGCTGATGTTCAGGTTAATGGTAATTTATCATTCAATAGAGGACAATATTATAAAGTTTTAACTGATTACGAACTTGAAGCATTAAGAAATCCAAGAACTGATGAAGATCAAGAAATATTGAATTCATTAGAACCCTTGGCTAAACAACAAGTCGAAAAGGGTAAAGCTACTGCTGTCTTACTTCATTTAGATACCAAAAAAATATACGCAGTCTTTTACAAGAAGCAAGACTATGAGCCTTTTGCTGTGCCAATGGGTTTTCCAGTGCTCGAAGACATTAGCGCAAAGATCGAAATGCGTCGTATGGATATGGCGCTTACGAGAACTCTTCAGCAAGTTATTTTATTAGTAACAATGGGCACAACTCCAGAACAAGGCGGAGTTAACCAAGAGAATATTAAAACTATGCAATCTCTTTTCTTAAATCAATCAATTGGCAGAGTTTTAATTGCAGACTACACAACCAAAGCAGAATTCGTAATACCTCAAATAGCAGACATTCTTGATCCTAGAAAATATGAGATTATTGATAAAGATATAGCTATTGGATTAAATAATATTTTAATTGGAAATGAAAAATTTGCTAATGCTAATGCTAAAATTTCAGTTTTAACTCAAAAACTATTACAAGCACGTCAAACTTTTATAACTGATTTCTTATTGCCAGAAGTTAAAAGAATTGCCAAAGAGATAGGATTCAAAGTATTTCCTACTCCTTTCTTTGAGGATATGGATATTAAGAATGATGCTAATTTATATAGAATTTATACAAGACTCGTTGAACTTGGCGTTCTTACTCCAGAAGAAGGAATTAAGGCTATTGAAACTGGAGTTCTTCCAAGTGCCGAAGAATCAGTTCAATCACAAAATAATTTTATAAACCTTAAAGATCAAGGTTTGTATCAGCCATTGATTGGCGGTCCTAAAATAGATGCTGGATCTGCAGGAAGACCCAGTGGAACTACAGGAATTAAACAAACAACCAAAAAAGTCTCTCCTATTGGATCAAAAGCTTCATTTAGTGTCATGAAGTTGAAAGATACAATAGATACTACAAATAAATTAGGTGCAGAAGTTGAAAATAGTTTAAAGAAAAAACACAAGCTTAAAAAATTAACTGAGCAACAAAAAGAGGTTGCTTTAGATATTACTAAGATTATAGTGGCTAATGAAGATAAAACCACTTGGTTGAATAAGATCCAAGATTATATTGATTCACCAGTAGACAAAAACAAAGATAAAATAGAAGAAATTCATAGTATAGCTTGCGAACATCAAATTGATTCTTATATGGCAAGTTTACTTTATCATAGTAAAATCTAATGCCAACAAATAGAGTAATATATAATAATCAGCTTTTGTTTACTGGCCCAGCGCCAGCAAGCGGTTATTATTTTACAAATACAAATGGAGATTCATTGCCCACTGGTCAGATTAATTTAATACAGCCAATTCAAAGAGTAGATCAATTCTCTTATCAGATTAATACTAATCAATCTAAATTTTCAGAAATTGGAAATGCTTCGGCAGTATATGACTTTAATTTAAACCCCCCAGAATTAAATTTAAACTTTTCCTATAAAATTAGAGACTTAAGAAATGAAGCTAGGCTGGGTTTTTATGTAAAACTAGGTACTCCAAATTTAGATCAATTTGATGGAAATCAAATTTATCCAAGTGGCAATATTCTTTCTGGTTTCTCGTTTGGTGATACTAATTATGCTTTTAATACAAATTTAACGCAAGCTACTAATAATACTTTTAAATATCCATTCAAATATAGAGACCAAAGAAATTTATTTTTAGTCATTAATCCTGAATCTAATGATGTTATAGGCAGCAATATTTCTGGTTTCCCAGTGCTTGCATTTGGAAATTGCTACATGACTTCATACAGTGTTAATTTGCAAGTTGGTAATTTTCCACAAGCATCTTTAAATTATATTGCGGATAATTTAATATATTATTCCAGTGGGGTTAGTGGAGTATCTCCTTATTTAAATCCTAAAAGTGGCACTTTAAATACAGGTGTTAAATTCAATATTCCAAATTATGATAAAAATTTTGAAGAGTTTAAGAGTCCGATTTCTGTTCTATTACCCGGAGAAGTAACTATAGATGTATTTGATTCAAACTCTTTAAATAAAACTAAAAGTAATTTAGTAATTCAAGACGCTGCTATTCAAAGCTTTAATTTTACAATTCCATTAGATAGGGAGTCTTTAAAAACTTTAGGGCATGTTTATCCAGTAGATAGACAAATAAATACTCCTATTACAGTAGATGGTTCTTTTTCTGCTATTTATAAAAACTTGCTTTATTCCGGTAGTCCTTTGGGAAATATTAAAAATGAATCAGAATACGATATTGCGATAAAGTTAAATAAATCTAATGAAACAATAATAAGATACGATTTTAAAAAAGCAAAATTAAAAACATATACTTACGAGTCATCAATCGGTTCAAATGCTTCAATTAGTTATTCTTTTTATTGTGATATGGATATGAATAGTTACCCTCATGAAAGAGGTTTATTTATAAGTGGATTATTAAAAGGATTTGATTACACAAACTATAATACTAATGGTTTAATATAATTTCTTTATTTTTATTTTATGGTGTATAAATTAATGAAAACCTATGAATTTTAAAGGTTTAGATATTGAGATAGTAGAATCCAAAAGACCGGGACCAAAAAGTTCCGCTCAAACTCCTTCTAAACCCTCTGAGAAACGTAAGGGTTCCTCCAAGAATCCTGCGGGCAGCGCAGGCACGAAGAGCGATAAAGCAATAGAGTTTTCTGCTAAAGTAGTTGAAGCTTTAAAATCCAAAGTCAAAGAACATAATAGTAAATATTCTAAAAAAGTTAGTTTAAGTCAGTTAAAGAAGGTTTATCGCAGAGGCGCTGGGGCTTTTAGTTCTAGCCATAGACCCGGTAAAACAAGAGGACAATGGGCTATGGCCCGTGTGAACACGTTTTTAAGAATGATGGCAGGAAAACCTGTTAAAGATGCTTATAGAAAGGCAGATAGTGATATTTCTAGAGCTTCTGAAATTGATATTACTGATAATTGGTTACCAAATGATGATGATTTTAATCAAGCAGAAGCTGATATTAAAGAATTTATTTTAGATTATGATTTCGAAGATATAAATGACTTATATTTAGAAACAGAAGACGAAAAAGCTAATTGGTTAGAATATATTTAACATGAAAACTAAAGAATTAGAAATCGACATTTCTTCTAAAATTATTGCTGCAGACAGAGAAAAGAAGACTTTGAACAAGCCATTCAGAACTCCTGATGGCCCTAAGAAGTTTTCTGTTTATGTAAAGAATGAAAAGGGAAATGTCGTAAAAGTTAACTTTGGTGATCCTAACATGGAAATCAAAAGAGATGATCCTGCTAGGAGAAAGAGTTTTAGAGCAAGGCATAACTGCACTAATCCCGGACCTAAATGGAAAGCTCGTTATTGGTCATGTTATCAATGGAGAGCAGGAGCACCAGTAATAGGTTCAGAACAAGAAGTTTCATCAGAAACTGAAGCTGGTAAAGGTCTTTGGCATAATATTCAAAAGAAAAAAGATCGTCTCGGCAAAAATTATAAACCAGCAAAACCCGGTGATAAAGATTATCCTAAACAGGATGCTTTGAAAAAGGCTCAAGCCAACGAGGAAGAATGGGATGGTTTTACTCTTTGGAATCAAAGTGATCTCTTAAAAATTTGGCCTGATTTATCAAAGGCCGAAGAAATGATGGAGTCAGAAAAGGGCGAAATGGAAGAGTACAAGAACGAATATTTAGAAATGTCAGTTAGCTCTTTAAATTCTATTAAAACTCATGCGGAGAACATTCTTAACACTTTAAACAATGAGAAGGTCAAAGAAAATTTAACTGAGTCATTCCTACAAGGCAAGATCGCTATCACTGAAGACTACATGGTAATGATTCATAACTATGTAATGTTTGCCGAAGAGTCTGAGGCTAATTATATGAGTTCTGAACCAATTTTTACAGTTGGTCAGAAGGTTCGAAATGTAAATAAGAATTGTTATCATTATGGCAGCGAAGGAATTGTAAAAGAGATTAAAGACTTACCAAATCAAATGGGTAAAGTTATTTCATATGAAGTAACTAACGAAGGTCCAACTTATAAAAAGGGAGAAGTCCTAACCAAAACAATGGACCAACTCTCTCGCGCTCAAGCCTTCGCTTTTTACGAAGAAGAGGAAGAGTACAAGTCAATGTATGAAGCAGAGGGTCAAAATTTCAAAGATTTCCTTCAAAAATGCATACCCTCTCAACAGGGAACTGACAAAGAAAAATTCCAAACCTGCTTATTGCAATACAAGAAAAATAAATAATATATAAAATAATGAAATCTTTTATTCAAAATGGTATTGCGTCCATACCAACAACTACTGTTAGTTTTACTACTACTGGGGTTTTAATTCAACCTCCAAATAGTGGTAACAGTAGAATTTTTATAACAGATATAAGTACTCAAGGTAATTTAACTTTAACTAATGCTGATTCTGTTACAAGTGGCAGTGTTTTAGTTTATCTTGCTCAAGGTAATTGCAATTATTCTGCCCCCCTAAAAGTCCCAGATGGCTCTGGAGTAGCTATCTCTAGTTCAACATTAGGTAGTGTGACTTATTTTTTAGAATAATATGAAATTTGAATTCTCTACAACATTTAGTTCTTCGATACGCCCATTAGTATCTGAAGAAAAAGATAAATATTTGTCTTTGGCAAGTTTAATTGACGTTGGGAATTTTATTCCTGAAGTTAACGCAGGGTCAAATATGGATCTTTTGCCAATTGCTTTTAATGCGTGTGTTGTAAATAGAGTCAATAAAAATGGTGATGTAATTGATTCTTCTATAGCTACAGAAATATACAAAAATTTCATTAATAAACCAATAAATATTGAACATAATCGTGCAAATGTAGTTGGAGTTATTTTATCTGCTAGTTTTTCTGAATTTGGAACTGATTTACCATTAACTGAAGAGCAAGTTAAAGATAAAAAAGAGCCCTACAACATAACTTTAGGCGGCGTAGTCTGGAAAATAGTAAATAAAGATTTAGTCGATACAATCGAAGAGTCTAATGACCCTACTTCTAAAAATTATATGCGCGTAAGTGCTTCTTGGGAACTAGGATATA